CACGATATGAAGTTTTCGTCTTTTGAATCCTCTTCGGAGAAGAAAATGCGAACAATGAAGGCTGTCGCTGTTGAACCTGAAAAGGTTGTACGGCGTTACTTCCTGTTGGCTACGCTGCAGGCGGTTGCCGAGTTGCCTTATGACGACCCGGGTGCTGTTAAGCGTGGTTCAGAAGTGGTTATGTGGCCGGAGGTTACGAATTGGTCCGATGGATTGATGACTGACGTCCAGGCTGGCAAGCCACGTCTGATGAAGGTGCGTGCCAAACGTGCTGTCAAGATGCTCGCAAGAGCGCGTGGCAAAACGTTTGAGCCAGGGGATTCTCTTTATGGGGTCCCCATTGTTTCAACACAATTGACTGTGTTCCAATGCTTTCCTGATGCAAACAATACTGTTGTTTATCAGAAACTGAAGTTTGGTAGAGTTTATGCTGAGTTGATTGTACCTGCCCATTGTGATGATGGTACTCTTTGGATACCTGTCTACTATAGTGGTGGTTTAGTGCCACCGACAATTTGGGAGGGTTCGCGCGGTGATTTCACTGATTGCTTCCTATCTGTGCCTAGTTTTAAACAAACTAAGGCGCAGATAGCTAGTGTTCATGAGAGATTGACGGGTGTCCCTTCTAAAGGCATACCTAAGTATAGGATGTTTGAGCGAATAGCTCGATCGTTATGTACTACCTATTTAGGATTATTGGTGTGTTTTACAACTATGGGACAGCTTTTTGCTGAAGCTGGTTTTGTCATCCCTGCGGGCGCGTACGTTGCTTCAGATCCTAATAAGATCTCTATATTTTCTTATGGTGGTTTGGATTATTTTTGTTCGACGACAACGCGACTTTTAAATGGTAGCGATCCCTATTGGGGTTGTACCTCTCAAGGTCCCACTGTCCCGAATGATAATATTCATCTGCTATTTGGTTATGTTAGTGATATAATCTCGGCTATTCTTTGGTTATGTTTACAAACTGGTAATTTAATTAATATTTATTACCAAGTAATGCTTGCTTTTCTTTTTCCTTATTTAGAAAAGGTCGACATCAGTGTAAGCCTCATTTCTTGCACACTTTCTTCAACTTTGCTGGTGTACTATATGTGCGAACTTAAGTGGAGACTACATAGGCTTTTTGTCTATATGGGATTCGGTAAGGGCGCAGATATATTGCACTTGTCTTTGTTGGAGTTAGTTGGTATTATGCATGTCTCTATATTCATGTACTACTCTCACTGGGCTCCTGCTATAGTTGCCGCTTTGGGTTACCTTGTGTATTGGTATAATTCTTTTCGAAGTTTTTCTAAAGAGTCTATGTTGATGAATTCGCGGCCGTTTAGTCTGATTCGTGCGCATCGCTCTGTTATTGCTACTGGTTATTCAGAAACTCAGTGCAATGGTTTGGGCGTTGTGTACAAGTCAGGTTATGCTGTCTGTACGTTTCATCAAGTGGATCCTAAAAAGATTTCGCATAGTATATCTTATATATTTTGGTTGTCTAAAGATGGTTCTGTACAGAAAGCTCCGTTAAAGGTGCTCGAAATGGATAAAGAATTGGATCTTGCAATAATTGAGTGTCCTATTGGACCCAAAGTTTGCACACTAGCAACACCTTGTAAAGGTCAAAATATTCAAATGTTCTGTAATTCAGGGCCTGTGGGCTCTTTTAAGGATAAAATTGAGTTTGTAACCGCTGGTGCCGTTGTTAAAATTCAGGGCCCTACTATGTACCATGAAAGTTCATCCTTTCAGGGTCAGAGTGGAAGCCCTGTGTTTTTTGGTAACGCGTGCGTCGGTGTACATAAAGAGGGTAGTTCTAAATTTGGTGCTGCCACTGTTTTGAGTAGTGATATTATCTCTTGGTTATTAGGTTTTACAGCTCCTGGCAAAATTGTTAAGGAGTCGTATGACTCAAATGACTATGTTCAGATAATTGAACAGCTTCAAAAACATGGTGTCAACAAGGATAGGATTACTTTCAAGATCAATCAGTATGGGGATGAAGAGTTTTCTTTTCGTGCCTATATGGGTGGTCATTATGTCGCGGATGTTTACTGGCGTGATGGCGATTTCTATGTTTTATCTAATGATGGAGAAAAGAAATATTCTGGCATGTATGAGATGTTTGAAGGTGAATACGGTGCTGTTTCTGGCAGTCAATTTAATATGTTCGATGAATATCGAGGTGCGCCAAATAAAACAGTCAACGGTGGGTTTCGTGGTCGAACCCAGCGGGGGAACGAGCGTGGAAAGTCGAAGAAAGGTGAATTCCTTTCTAATTCTGGATACAAGGATAAGTCTAAATCGCGTGCTCGTAATCAGACAGTGAATTTAAATAAGAATGTATCAGGCAAGTCAGGCTCTCATTTTATGAGGCAACACTCGCTCGAAATCGATGGTGAGATGAAATGTCCAATTTCGGAGATGGTGAATGTTGCGGGTCTGCATGACGGCTTTAAAAATGACCAAAAAGACCCTAATGTTAGTGAGGTTAAGGAATACAGCAACTGGACGGTTGCTGGATCGTGTCCGGAAAAGTTTTTTGCTAAACCGGACCTTGTGATTAATCCAATTTTTGCTGATATTGTAAAAGATCTACCTGAGGATGTTAAGAATGCATATTCTTACGCCCCTTGTGATAAATCTACGCTTTTAAGATGTTTTAAGACATATGCTGATGTGTCCATTAAGCGTGATGATGACTTAGGTGCTTGGGCTAATTTTCTGCGCTCGGTGTTACCTAACATGGGACCAAAATCCAATGTTAAGTATAAACTGAGAACAGTTAATCAGGCCTGGGAACATATGTTGTCGCACGGTTTGGACAAAAAGGCTTCTGGCTATCCTTTTAATTGTGCTGATTCTCCTTGTGGTGTTCCTCATCCTCTCAAAGGCCAAGTTCATGAATGTAAAATTTGTTGGGCTGCTATTTGTGAGGATATCGATGCTATATGTACTGATGGTGTTCCTGAGCGTACATGCGTTGCCGTAGGTGATGTCAACTGTAAGCCTGAGTTTTTGAAGAAAAAGAAAATTGAGCAGGGCAGGACTAGGATGGTGATTTGTGCAAATTTTGTGCAAGTTATAGTTCAAGTTATGCTTTCTCAAGGGTTTGAATCTGTGAAAGCCCAGTGGCCAAAGAGTTGGAATCGTGTTGGCATGTGTGTCGCTCGTGGTGGCCTACAGCTTATTGCTCGAGATCTAGAACCTTTACCTTATAAGCAAGAAATGGATGCGCCACAATTTGACCTTACGCAAATCTCCGAAATTCAAGCACCTTGTGTTGATGCCATGGCTGAAACCTATGGTATTGATTTAGTTGATCAAAACACGAAGAACGCCTTTAATTGGGTGAAGAACGTGATGTGTGGTCCTAAGCAGTGGCGTGTTAATGACACGGTGCTTGTTTGTGATGAAGCCAATTTTAATTCGTCCGGTAATCTCTGGACGGCTGAACTTAATTGTAATTATATGGCTAGTCTCACGATAAGATCCTGGTTTGATAGTGTTCCAACTTTACCAGAATTTTATACATGGTTTTATACTACGGGTAGATATATGAATAAATATGGAGACGATTCGCTTGACGGCAGTCTTGTTGAATTTCCTGCTATTGAGCTTCAATGTCGACGTATGCAGAGGTGGGGTAGTAAAATAACACCTGATGATATTAAGCAGTCTAAAATTTTAAAAGGAATGGGTTTCTTGGGCTATACGTATGATGATTCTCCTTGTGGAGTTTCATTTAATCGTTGGCCAAAGTCACTTATGAATTTGTTTTATATGCCTAATGATCCGATCAAATTATTTTGTGCAGTTCAGTCTATGAGACTTAATTTTGCTGGTAATGCTCAAGCACAAGCGATAGCTAAGAAATGCGAATCGGTTGTGCCTGGCATTCCTGGTCAAATGGTTTTCACAGACGAATTTGTTGAGGCGTTTTGGACGGGTCACGAAAGTTTTGTTGACCAGACAGAGATGTCTGGAAAACGAATTATTGATGAATCAGGAGAAGATGTCTTTTACTCAATTTCGGCAGATGTTCGACAGCGAGAATCAAAAGAACCCGTTGTACAAGAGTTATGGCCCAGTGAAACGGTTGATAGCAGACCTTGCAAATTATCCCCTAGCGGCGGGATCACTCTCAATGCAGAAGTGGTTACAGGTAATCAATTACCTATTACCATCACTGAATTATCATGTGGACCCGGCAATAAGGAATCAAAGAGCAAAGGTGCTAGAAAACGATTTAACAGGTTTGCCCGACTTAAAAGAGAAATGGAACTCCTCCGGGATACTGGAGGAAAATCGTCTCATTCACATGCCAACCAAGCAAGTGAAGAAGTTAAAAAAGAAAATAAAGACAGCAGAAAAGAAAATGCAGAGTGCAATACAAAAACCTCGCTCAAAGTTGAAACCCCAAAAGGCTAAGACTGGGGGTGGGGGGAAAGTAAAGCAGTCTGTCATCACATCTGTTCCTGCATCTTATGGGTCTGTTGTGCCTGGTGTTTTTTACAAATTCTTGCCAGCGCGTAATGCAGATTGTGTTCGTTTGCATGCTCGGGTTTTTATTGGTAAGGTTGGTGTACATGCCTCTGGTGCTACGTACTTCAACATTACTAATCAAAGCTCGACACTTGATGTGTCTGGACAATGGTATTTCAATCCGTGTAATGGTGTTTACATATCATTTACGCCGTTTCAGCAGATCGCTACGTATTTTCAGAAGTATTATCTCTATGGGCTCAAGCTCGTTCTGTATTCTAAAGTTGGATCTACCTTCGCAGGTAGTATTACAACTGGGAGTATGGATGATCCTGAGTACTTTGAGACTTCTGGAACTGCTAATGCATCTACTAATCCGACGAAATTGATTGTCTCTCAGATGTTTGGAGCTAAAACTACAAACATTTGGGAGCCTGTGAATGAAATTCCTTTTAAGTGTGAACCGAAAAAGGAGTTTTTTAATAGGGGGCCCGATGGCACTGGAACGAGATTTAGTTATTCGGATGTTTCAGCTGATCAGCGAATGTGTTATGCTCAGTGCGCTGGTTTGGTCTGTGATGGTACTACGGTGCTTGCAGACACTGATCTTTTTGATGTTTATTTGGAATATGACGTTGAATTGTGTAGGCTGTCGTCTATCTTTACCACCAACCCTGCTTTGTCTAATAAGCCATCAATGGCTTCTTTGATGAAAAGGATTAGTGCTTTAGAGGATGATAGTAAGTATGATATGCGTCTTAAACCGAAAAGTACGTCGAAGAAACGTGATGACTCGTTTGAGAAGTTATAGGTGTGGTGTCTTTATGCTGAGTGCACTACCAGTAAATACTGCACATGTTGTGAGCTTGCTCTCTATGTGCAGTATACTTGTTGTGGGACTCCTTGTCTGGTTTGTGGTTTCCTAAATCACCTTTAATAGTTATAATATTGTTTATATATTGGTTCC